TCTTAATAGAGCACTCACATTGGTCACTGGAGATTTTAATCTTCCTGGTCAATGTCCCCTTACGGGGAATGAGTGCTCCAGCCTAAGAGCGGAGTTCGCAGAGAGGGAGCTCTGCCTCGTAGATACTGTTAGTTGCCCAGCAACTCGCCGTATCGTTCACTTTTCTCTTAAATCCTGTTACAGGATTTTTGATGTTAAGTGTACATGCGATGGTAGGTCTCACGCTAGTGCCGTTGACGAGTGGCTCATTGATATGAGCGTTCCCGTCACACTGGATCCTCTCGCTCCCGTTGAGTGGAGTTCAAGAATACCACTCAGTGACTTAACCCGACGGATACGTTCTATCGTCGGCACTGAGTGGGCGCGTGGTGTGGAGCGTAGGAGAGACATTCTGGTTCCTGACCAGAATGGGTGTCTCGAAACCTCCAGGAGGAAGGGTGGAACCCTAGGTACTTCTGCTGACGTTGAAGCTTCCTTCGATCTTAGGATTGGAGTCGCTAAGACTAAAGGGAAGTTTAGGGTTGTCACCATGCAGTCGGCTAGGGTTAAGGAGAAACTTTCCCCCTTGCATGATAGCTTGTACGACTATTTAAGTCGTCGCAAGTGGCTCGTGCGGGGAGAGTTCACAAGGGATCACGCTCGTCTCGTTCTTGACGATGTTCGTGAGGGTGAAGAGATTATTAGCGGCGATTACGAAGCTGCTACTAACAATATTGATCCGCGTGTTTCTCACGCTATCGCTCTTGTCCTTGCGGAGTCCCCTTATCTCACCGATGAGGAGAGGTTTTTTCTCGTATCGAGTTTTGATCCTGCAAATCTTGTCTGTCGTACCTCTGGAAGTTCCGTACTTCTCAAGAGAGGTCAGATGATGGGTAGTTTGCTCTCGTTTCCCATGCTTTGTCTCTTGAATAGAGCATGCTTTACGATGGCTTGTACTCGCAGGTCAGCTAGGACGAAGGTTCGTGGACCGCGTACGTGTATCATCAATGGCGATGATGTTGCTTTCGCGGGTGACCAACTCTTTTTTGAAGAGTGGGTTTCTGTCACCTCTACCTTTGGACTAGTTGTCAACAAGAAGAAGACTGGTAGGTCTGGTAGGTTCCTGGAGTTGAACTCTAGGGTTTATGATCTTTTGCAAGGTCGTATGTTACCTAAACCTGTCCTTTCTTTTCTTCTCCCTGAAACTGATACTGGATGCCTCCTCACTCGTCTTTGGGATGGGGCTCGTCATTTGAGCGCTTCTGCGCTCAGACTTGCGTTATTCTGGATGTCTCCGGCGATCCAGCTCCGAGGTGTCGATATCTCGGGCATTCCATCTCGTTTTAGACGAGTCCTCCTGAAGCAGCGTTGGTTTCGATCGACGTTGCTGTCTAAGCCCGCTCAGCGGGTCGTGGGTGTTGAGCGTTGTTGGCCTATTATCTCTAGAGATATAAGACCTCCTTCGTCTCTTCTTCCCATTTACGATTTGGTGAATCGTCAGTCGATGAAAGCACTCGTAGAGATGTTTCAAGGTGCGAAGCTTAGGCCTCCCCTTTTCTCTATGAGAGCTCAGAAGCGAATCTATTGTCCAGACTACGTTCGTCTGTCCTTTAGGAATCGCTGGAAATGGAGATGGAGTCTTCCAGTGCTTATGTTCTGGGAATTCCATTCTCTTCCGACTGTCGATTTATCTCATCGTTCATGGGAGGACGATCACTCTGACCTAGCCATAGACGTCGAGGTTGTAAAGACTGCAAGTGTCTGTCCTGCACCATCACTACTCAAGGGTTTTATCCCCTATAATGATAATGTGCTCCGCTTCTGGGGATAGTGTAGCTTGTCGCTGCATCAGTCCAGACGAGGATCCACGGACGACGGGAAGAAAAGGAGTGGAATTGACTATCGTCAAGATGGTCGGGGGTATAATCTCTCCGCGTCAACGCGGGTTAGGTCACGAGGAATCATTAAGGGCTTTACAATCCCACTTTCCGTCTCGGCGGAGTGCCAAGTATGCGGAAGCACTTAAATTGGTTGATTCCCGTGGTACCGGCTTCGTGCGTTGGTATAAAAAGTATCATACGTTCGCGTCCCTGATAGCACGGAGAGATTATGAACCGATGGTCACGATACGGTCGCGATGGCGAGTGGCGGCCTATTGCCGCTCGCCAGAGCCGTG